TGGTTATCTCCTTATGACCAGCTAGTTAGTATTGATACGGATATATCAGCAGTGAGCAAATCCCCTGATGCTGCTGATAAAACTGATGGTGCGCTTACTGTGCCAACATTCATCACAATTGCAGATGAGTTGAGCAAATTAAATACTGCAACAATGGTATCCTCGATGCCGTTCAAATTGCCTTGGTTATCTAACATCGGCACTGTCATTAACACGCGAAAATTTGCCAACGGTGGAATGACTTGCACATTGTTGCTTGGCGTAATGTATGGATCAGCAGGAACAATAATTACAGAATTTGCGGTGATTACACTTGGCGGGTACGCGTAGATGTTCCAGACACCCGCATTGGTAAGAGCTGTTGCAAGTGTGGAGCGCAGGGTTGTAAGTGCGGTTGTCATCTACCCCACCATTGAATTTGGACTCATGTACGGGGCAATCAGGCCACGAATTGATGCCATTAAAGTATTAGACATTTTGAACGGGCTAGGGCTAAATCCATCAACGCTCATGCCGCCATCTTGGGTGGTTTGTCTTGATTGAAATATATTTGTCGCTAACATCATTGCCGCCTCGCGCACTCCACCTGTTGCAGCGTAACTTGCGGTTTTATCATCTGGCCCTGTCATTTTGCCGTAGGGCTGGACTTGGTGCATTGCTTGATCCGTGCTGGTTATTGCAAATTGCAAATATTGATACCCGCGCGGGTAGTTGTATGGGAAGCCTGCGAAATTAGCATTGTTTGGAATTGGCGCAGGGCCAACGCCTGTGATTGTGCGAACCCCATTAAAAACTGCACCTGACGCGCTTATGGTGACGGATTGACCAACCACGAATATGCCCGGCGATGCAACAACAACCGTAGCAATGTTGCCACTTAACCCAGTGGCTACAACAGGCGCAGTGTTAAACCATAAAAATTGGTTAATTAAATCCTCTGCTGTTTGACAACAGGTTTCTACAATGTCAGATGTGTATAAAGTGCCAATGCCTAAATTGGCGCGCAATTCTGCTTCGGTAACATAGGTTGCGGCCATGGCATCTCCTTAGTACTAGGACTTGCAGGGTCAGGGCCTCTGTACCCTGCAAGCCGACTTAGTTAGTTATCAGGTCAAATTAAAGCGTTGTAAGCCACCTGAAACCAAAGTTTTGGTTGCAAAATAGCCATAAAGCAAAACGCTGATTTCACCAGTAGCCACGACATTGACCGAGAGGGTAAGCGTTGGGCTTTCATAAATGCAGATAGCAGATGGTGTAACAACAAATGCAGAATCATCAATTGTTGTTGCAACCATGTATGGATCAACATACAAATCCAAACCAAGCACATTGCCACGCAATGATGTTGGTGCTGTTTGTCCAGCAGTGTTTTGTGGATAAGCAGCTGAGTAAATTGGGCGTTGTGAACCATCTTGCGCATTGATAAGTAGCGACCATTGCGAAGTGCCTGCAATGTAAGCATTTGCCAATTCACCAGTTGCGGCAAATACGGCTGGTGCAGCTGCGCCAACATAGTTTTGAATACCTGTTGCAGTTGCAGCCACAGTTGTTGCGCATAGTGTTCCACCGCTGACAATTTCAGCAATAACAGCAGCATCAGATGCTTTTGCATACGCGCGCAAGCAGTTTTCATACATCGCTGAATAGAAAGATGGGCCAGAACGGTCGAGAAGCTCTGTGCTCATTATTTGAGTGCCGGCCAGTTTGACCACAGTTGCATTTACATAACTGGAAACAATCTGAGTAGCAGCTGTTGAAGCTCCTTCTGCCACAGTCGAAATTGTTGCGTTAGTCGTAATTTTTGGGTGCGAAATCGTCATCCCGGTGGCACTGAGGGCGCGAGCACCGCCAAGTGCATCAATTGTTGGCCGAATCATTAGTGATGTGTCAATAACGGTTGGGCTGAATGTTGTTGGAGAAAATGCTGGGTTAGTTGTAAAGCTATCGTTAGCGGCCTGAATTTTACGGGCTTGGCCATCGGCAGCTCTTACAAAGTCGCGCGACTCATCATTGCCCATTGTGGCTTTGATTGTGTGTTCAAGATATTGCGATTGCGTTTTAATTGGGGAGCGTAATTCTCCGACCTGATAAGAGGCAGAGATAATCGAGCGTGAGGCTTCTACTACGGGAGCAGCTTCCACCTCGGGGGTTACGGCAGCGGGAGTTTCTTTCTCCACGATAGCCTCACTTTCTGTTTCTGTTGTTGGGTTGGGTACTTCTACCGCTTCGCCTTCGCTTGCGGCAACTCTAGTTACTAACGCATTTTCAAATGCTGGTGTTTCTACCAATGACACTTCCTGCAATTTTGCGGCAGTTACCAATAGGTAGCCATCTTTGGGTTCGGACTTTTGAACATCCACACCTACTGATAAACCTGAAATTAAATCCTCGCTTGCCATAACCAAAGCATCTTGCCCGGCACTTGATGCACTTATTTTGAATGAACCATAAATTGCTTGATCCGTTGTTTTGAAGGATTGAGCGCGGCCAAGTATTGCGTTTGGCTGGTGCTGCAATAGCAGTTTCACCTTAGCTGTATCGTGTATCGCAATTGACCCGCGCTCAAACATAACAGGCCCTACCGATGTGTTGCCGATTTCGCCAAAGGGTACAACGACACCTGCAATTATTCTGCGCTCGGTATCGGCTGCCTCAATTGCGCTGCTAAATGTTAATTTCACGATGCATCTCCATTCGGTGATAAATCTTCCATTTCTTTTGCTTGGTCTAGCGTAATCAATTGCAACGATAACAATTTTTCTATTGTTGCAAGTCTGGTTGTTGCATCCACTCTTAAAAATGTTTCATCCACTGCAAAGCGCACCATGTTGCCATTAGCGGTTATGTCATTCATGCTGAGTCTGTCCTCTACTGCACAAACATAAGGCGCAAGTGTGTATGCAAAAAATTCTTTGCGCGCATCTAAGATGTTTTGATATGTCATGCTTGCATTGGCATCACTGCTTAGCATGTAGGCAGGCACATTCATTAAACGCGCAATTTCAGTACTTTGTGCCTGTATAGCCTCTGTGTACATCATATCTTTTGGTGAAAATGATGTTGGAATAAAATCAAGTGTACTTGTTAGGTATGCCGTTGAACGCGAACTTCTTGCGGCCTTCCATGATGCTAATAATCCTTGCACTACTGGTTCAGGTAAATCTGCACCGCTATTTTTAATGTGACCGCTTGCAATTGGTGTTGCCGCTGCAATAGCAGCTGCTCGTTGAATATCAAGGGCAGCCCTAATTGTGCGCGCACCGGAAACGAGGACTGCCGGATTAAGTGATTGGAATGTAATTAAACTCGAAACACCGTTCATTGGTCTTTCTGCACCATCGACCATGTAACCAATTATTTCGGTGCTGCGTTTATTGTAACGAGCAGTTACGCGTTCATTTGCTACCCATGCAAAACGCGCAGGCCTGCCATCATCGGAATAAACTGCGGTCACTTCCCAATAAGCAACAGAATTAAAAAGCAAACTTTGGATTGTGTACGCCATTGTTACTGCGCGCGGTTGGCGTTCATCTGGTTGCTCTAACCAAACTGGTGAACCTAATTCCTCACCTGTGGATTTTTTGTAAAGCTCTAATGGTATGCCTGCAATTATTCCGCAAATTAAATTTCTGCATTTCATAACACTTGGCACACTCATTGCACTTGCAAGATCAATAGTTACATCTTGGTAACTGAATCCATCGTTAAATCCGTAATAATTGCCATTCATTACTGGTGGCGCGTATTGCGCAGCTATGCGCGGATTTTCAACGGCCTCATTAGGCACTACACGCAACCGCGACAATAAACCCATAACGGCATAATAGCCCTATACCACCCAATAGCGACATAGGGCGTAAAACGGACATGCGGCGTGTCTATACCGCCATGATTTGTGGAATTGATACGGGTTGGCTCATTTTGTGAACAATCATGGCCAGCGAAATTGCAGCTGCAATGCAACCCGCCGATTGGCGGCGAATAATGCGGAATGAACCCTCATTGGTTTTGGCCGCGCAGTTATTCATGGACTCGACAAACTCGGGTTGCCCTGAATGGGTAATGCGCTTGGCAACGATGGCATCGAGTAAATCACCGCAAGCCTGATAGAACTGCTGGCCAGACACATCCTCCATTCTGCAACCATTTACTGCTAGGCGTTGAGCAATCGATTGGGTGGCGTAGTGATCAAACATAATGCCTGCAGGATTGTATTTATCTGCCCATCCTTTAATGTCAGCGGCAATGCGTAAATCATCGACTGCAACCTCACTGCGCCATTGTTGCAATATCCCGACACCAATGCGGCCATCAGGTAGCAATTGCCCTGCGACCAGTGAAGCGGTGCGAGTATTTTGCGCTTTATCAAATGCAAAGTAAGTCAGCGGCCCCGGCCCCATTTGCAGGGTCTTATCACCGCAATCCTCAAATGCCATGTTAGGCCATGGGCTAGTCAGCGATGAAACCCAAGTGCAAAGCATTTCGGTTTTTATAGTTTCCACGCTATCGGTCGAAACGGCCTCAGCCAAAACATCCTCGGTGATGGTTATACCTAGCGCGGGGTTTGCCATTGCCCATGCCTTGCGGTCATCTATCTTGCAATGCTGTGGAGCTGAATACTCATACCAGCCAAGGGATTTATCAGGGTATGACAACGCGCGCTCCCGGAGATCGTTCAAAACTAAGGAATACGCATCACCAGCATTTGAAGTAAAGATGGATTGGGAATTGGGCCGCGCCCTAGTTACAGGTTTTGCAGCTTTCATCGCCTCCTCGCTAATTTCGCGGAGCTCATCCACAAATAGCACATCAGCCGAAAGCCCGCGCGCACCATCGCGTGTAGCTGCTACAACTTTGTAACTGGCACCGTTTTTCAATTCGATACTTTCTTGGCCATTTGCAAAGCGGCCTACAACACCGCGATTTAGTTTTACTTGGTCGCGCAGCTCATCGTTGTTTTCAATAATGGCAACAACCTGCCGAAATGTAACTAAAGCCATTGACCGATTAGATGACATCGCCACAATGTTGCGTTCGCCCAATTCAAACAGGCCAAACAGGATGCGCCAGTAAGCAAGTGTGGTTTTGGCGTTTTGCCGGGCAACAAGTATGCAGATTGTCTTTCTAATGAAGTTACCATCAGCAT